TATCGCATTGGTTTTCCCGAAGTCACCAAATATCCACTTTCCGAGCTGGGCTGCTGTCGCCTGGGCAACCATCTTTGCTATCATCTGGCCAAAGGACTCTCCGATGTCGTCAAAGTTCCCCGTAAGTACATTGTACAGCTGATCTCCTAGGGCATCCTGAATGTTACGAGCGGCCTGTATTGCAAACTCAGACATGGAGTCTGTACTGCTTTTGAACTCATTCTCCAGCTCCTTTACTGCTCTCTGATAGGTGCCATAACCAATGGCACCATAAGACAGGAGATAGTTGAGCTTGTCGAGCTCATCAGCATATTTCTCAGCTTCGGTCCTGGTGGAGCTGAAAACGGACTTACCCTGCTCCATTATCTTCAGATGACCCTGCCATCCCTCGGACATCTGGTTGGCCTTCTCCAGATCATTCCAGGTGGCCTGAACTGCTCGGTCATATTGGTCCTGGGTGATGGCATTGGCCCCAAGGTACCAGTTCAGCTTGTCCAGTTCCAGATTGTACTTCTCGGTGGCAGTGTAGTTTCCTTCTACTATCCTTCTGCCTTCTTCAGCAATGCGGTTGCTGTACTCCCAAACCGTGTCTGTCTTAGAACCACCTCCACCGCTCTTCCCTCCTTTGGCCTGAAGCTTGTCCCACTCCGCCTGCCTTCCGGCCAGAACCTTCTGTATCGCCTCCTGGGACCAATCTGGATTTGCCTCCATAGCACGTTTGATGTCGGCAGTCTCAGTGTCAAACTTCTGCTTCGCCTCCACCCCATACTTGCCCCAGGCCTTTGCAGCAGTCTTCTTGTCTGCTTCTTTAATGTCAGCTCCGTACTTGCCAGCCCTCTTGCTTCCCTGCAGCCTTGCCAGCTCCGGGTCTATCTGGTACGGGCTCAGGCCCTCTCTAGTCGCAGCCACCTCTTCTCCAACACGACGGCGCTGTCTACTGGCGTAAAGCTGCTGACGTCCTCTAGGAACGGTCATTTCTTCTGGAGTACCCCCAAATACCTCATTATACCAGCGCACGGTGATGGACTTTACTTCGGGCAATCCCATCAATGCGGCACCTAGGTTCAAAACTTCAGCAGTGGCGTCCGCAAATGAACTTATGGATGTACTTGCAAATGTGCTAACAGACTTGGTCATCCGCTCCAGGCTGCTCTCTCCCTCGGCAGAAGTGCGATCCACTGTAGTCCCATATCTGTTTATAACTTCCTCACTGCTGCCAAAGGATTCCACAACCTCGGACGAGGCCATCACCACATCTGAAAGCCACGATAGAAATGCAGAATAAGAAGCTTCACCACGTTTCCACACAGCATCCTGAAGCTCCATAAAGGCATTAGCCAGCCTGTTAGATGCTGCTCTAGCACTATTGGCAGAATCAGCAACAGACCCTGAATACTTCTCGTGGAGTAATCCAGCAAACTTGGGCAGAAAATCCTCTGTCAGTATCTTGCCCTCACTAAGCATCTTGTCAAACTCTTGGGTGGTCATTCCCATAGCTTCAGCTGCTATATTAAATGCCCCAGGTAAATTCTCGCCCAACTGCTGTCTTAATTCTTCCGAGGACACCTTACCCTTGGAAATCATCTGGGACAGGGCATACAAGGATCTGCCTGTTTGCTCGGACGACAAGCCCAATACAGTAGCTGCCTCAGACACTGCTGAGAATACTTCACGAACTCCTTTGCCTTCCAGAGAGGTCCCCTTAGCAGCAGCCGCAATTCCTTTGTAAGCATCCGCAAGGGACATCGCATCCTGCCCGAGTCTTGACGCCTCTTTGCGTATGAAGCCCATCTCCTGCGCAGCACCTTCAGTTGAGCCAGATATGGCCTTGAAAGACAGAGTCAGCTGCTGGAGCTTCATTCCCGTGTCTATGACTTGAGAGGCAAACAGCCTTGCCTGGTTTGCAGCATAAGCAAACGCTATCCCCTTTACGACATTTCCAACACTGAGAAGAGAAGAGGACATGGTCGAGGCAGACTGTTTGACTTCCTGCTCTGCTCTCCTAAGCTGGGAGGTATCTGCCCCAATCTGGACAATCAAACTTCCAAGATTTGCCACCTAGAACCTCCTCTTTCCGGACTTGGCTGACCGTCCACGTTTGCCTATTCGCCTCACTGCTGGGGCAGCTCCTTCATACACTTTTACTGCAGCCCCTGGACTGCTCTTCAAGGCACTCTGTATCCGCGTTTTCTGCAACTCGCTGGCCTTTTGAAGCTCCTCCTCCGAGACCTCCAAATACGAACGGTCAAACTTAACCATGAAATCCTCAGGCGAAAATGCCTTCTGGCTCTTGCCTCTGTTGACATTAGCGATGGTGGAGGCAATGATCCCAGCTCTTATGTCCGCTCTGATTTCTCCAAAGGGTTCGATGACCTCATAAGCCATCCACATGCTCAGCTCCTCGCTGCTCATCGACTCCAGGAGTTCCTGCACCGTTCGGCCCAAGGCCAGAGCTAGTCTATGGTAGAACCTTCGTTCTGGCCTCTGGGCAAGTTTTTTATTAGATCCTCCACATCTGAGCGCCTGTACCCAGAAAGCCTCTGGGCCACATCAACCAGATAGTCCAGGGCTCCTGCGCTCTTCTCGCTCAGAGCATCCACATCCTGCTCCCGGAACAGCTTCTGCCCATCCACCTCAGCATCAACAACACAGTTGACCAGGATCTTGGCGCGGAAGCGTTTCTGGTTCTCCTCTCGGATAGGACCGCGAACAGCCTGCATGTCATACTCAAACTGCCCGCGCTCCAGTCCAGTCATGCCCCTAACATAGACATATCCGCCCCATCCGTAAGGCTCCATGTCAACCTTCTCAACCCGAATGTCCTTTGCCTTGATGATATCATCCCTGTTCAGCAACTTGGTCATTTGGTTCCTTTCCTAGTCTCTAGGATTACGTGCCGCTGGTCTCAACCGGAGCGCCAGTGATCTTGAGCTCGATGATCTGGTTGACCTTGTCATCTGGGGTCACATCGCCCAGGCTGATCTTCTGGACAAACGCCTGAAACTCCCAGGTGTACTTTGTGACTGCCCCCGCCTTGAGAACGATCTGGCAGTCAATGGAGTCGTCCTCCTCCTCTTGGGACTCAAATAGGTCTCGGAACTTGTCCCAGTTGGAGACGGTAAAGTTCATATTCAGGGTCACCACATCCCCATCCCTGAAGGTGGGCAGGTAAGTTCTGTAGCCCCCGGTGGTGTCCAGGGTGGTGGTCTCTATCATGTTTCTCGTCCAGCCCAAGCCCGAGATGCTGTTGACCTCACTCACAGCAACAAAGGTCTCAGCACTGTGCTGATCTCCGATCTTGAACTGGGTTCCGATAGGTACAAAAGCACTGGTGTTTCCAGCCATAGTTGTTGCCTCCTTTTACGATGATCTTTGGATCTCGCAGTTAAAAGTCCATCTTGGTCTTCCTCTGTCGTCTTCGCCCAGATCGGTGATGCCGTGGGCAACCTTGATGAGATGGTAATACGTGGAACCCACCACTCCAACATATCCATGAAGAGCGTTCATAAGCTCCATTACCTTGGTCTTTCCTGCCTGGTACTTACCAGGCTTTCCCCTAACACGCACCTGAATTGTCGGGTACTCGTAGCTATAGTTAAGCTCAGAAGGCTGAAACTGGCCGGTATCATAGACGGTGACAACCTCATCCTTGACGGAGGCGGGGTCATCTGGCTCCTTCCACACAAATAGGTCCGTCCCAATCGCACCATACCCAAGAGAGGACAGCAAGGCAGCTACGTCCCTAGCGGCAGTGTAAGTTGTGATTATATTACTCATACCTTTGCAAACCTCTTTACGGTGTCTACGGTCTTCTTGTAGTTCTGGGTGATGGCCTTCTCAAGAAATTTACACTCACCAGTGGGGTGTCGTGCTTCAAGATCTTCATGAACGTGCTCGGCATAGAAGGCGGTCAAACCGATCTCTATGAATGGCTTGTTCTTGGTCCGTATACGGACGGAGGCCTCCTGAATGTGGCCGCTGTGCTCATCCGCAACCCGGTTGCTCCCGGATCTGTCTGGACGGAAGCCTGTCTCCTCGCTCTTGGTTCCATCACCCGACACCAGATAATGGCTGGCCCGTAGATTACCCACATCAACGGGAGTCTTGTCCATCGAGCGTCCTTTGATGAACAGGCCAGCTATGGTGAGGCCCTTCTGAACATTGCCCTCTATCTTGGCAACTTCCTTGTTCAGGTTCTTGATGATGGTATCCAAGCCGGACACTTTGACTTTTGCCGCCATTATACCCAGGCCCTCCGCAGAAACTCGGTTCCAGCCAAGTCTGGGATCTTGTCGAACCTCCTAACCTCAAAGGCGCTCTCCATGCTGGCCGGAGAGCCAGAGGCGCTGGTTATATCATCGTAGTCTCCCAGATACAAGAAATCACCAGTCTTGACATCCTGACCCAAGAACACCTTCGCCCTGCATACCCGCTGCTCCCCTGAAGCGTCCAGGAACAGCTCATTTGCATCCTCCCACCGACATTCTATCTCCACCGGATCTTCCCAGGCATAGCCCCCATAGCCGTCTGGGGCACCTCTCTCCCAATACACCGCAGTCTGGTTCAGTTCAAAGTTCATCACTCAAATTCCTCGTGAGTGGCGCCGTAGAACTTTAGGGTTGCCTTCTGCTTTCCAAGAGTAGTCAAACATCCCAAATAATCCAACAGGAGCGCTTGCTGGCCATAGGGAGAAGAACCAAGAGCATAGGAGGAGCTGGCTTGGCTCTGAGAATAGGTCTCACTGGCCTCACCTATGGTCTTGCTGGAGAGGGAAGTGCTGCGATCCCGGGCAGTGATGAAGTGGGCTGCAAGCCATCGTTCTATCTCCTTCAGCACGGCAACAGAATAGCCTGCACTTGCGCACCTAGCTGTAACCAAGATGTTGGCAGCGGTTATCATAGGTGCTATCTCTGAAGCCGTAAGAGAAGTGCCAATAATCTCCTTAACCTCATCTCCAGTAACCCGGTTGGCCATTTCCTATACTCCTCTCGGTTATGGAAGAGTGTAATAGAACACCTGATAGGAGCAAGCTCCTCCCCCAGCTACAGACACATCCACATAGATGCCGCCTGTGTAGGTGATAGCAGGAGTGGTCGAGAAGGACCAACCTTGAACATAAGAGGCTCCATCAATTACGATGTTGGTCGGGACGAGTTTGGTGCCGGCAGCAGACTTTCCATCGTAGACATTGAGGGTAACATCGTTGGTCCCATCCGTCCTGACGATGATCCCGTAGAACAGCCCTGCTCCAGCGGTTATGGCCTTGCTCTCTGTCTGAATGGAGCTTTTGGCTATATCCACTGTCCGCCCTCTCCACTGCGTATTTAGGGCGGTGGCTGCCGATGCCGCAAAAATAAGGCACAGCACACCCACCATCCCAGCAAGTAACAGTCTTTTCTTCATGGCTCTCTGTCTCCTTCTCTTTTCGATGACATTCAAACGGTGCTTGTCGCAAAACCACTTGTTTTCCTTGCTCCTCTCGCAGGGACAGCCTGGGACAGAACACATTCCTAGACTTACTCTCAGCCTAGCCTCCAGTGTCGCCGGCCACGTCTTACCCATTCCAAAGCTCCTGCGAGACAAACTCCCTCACAGCATCATAATCCCAGTGAAGTCCCACTATCTCCACCAGGGGCTTTGCCCTGATTGGGTCTTCAACCAGATCTTTTGACCACACCTCGTAGACATAAGCATCCGATTCATATAGCTGCTGGAAACAGATCTTATGGTGATCAATCCATTCCTGCCACGACTCCCTGGTGTTCCTCTTCTTCATGAAGGAGGTCTTCATGCAGGAGTCGATGATCTTCTCGTCGTCCCGCCTGACTATTACCCATCTGGCTTCTGGGAAAGCTGAGTACCAGACCGGCCACATCAAACAGGCCTTTGCTCCCTTGAAAGCCCATATATCAGCCCCGGTGTATCCCTCAGACTTTATGGTCTTGATAACCTTACTTCTCCAGTTGGGCTCTACAAGAACCGCATCAGCACCAGGAAGAGGGTCCTGGCCCATAGGATCACAGCCTATGGATTTGAGATAGGGTTTGGTGAGGCAGTCCCGTATGGCCTCATTCTCAAACTGACCCTTCTTGTTCCATCGGGTCGGTCCGGTCACCTTTCCCATCCAAGCCCCACAAGCATGAAAGATGC